TTTGCCACTTCGCTAAATCCACTCGAGCTATTCAGAATTGATTAGAAGGTAATGCTTGCAACGGCTAGGATTTTCCATCACCCTCTAATATCAGGTTCTGAAGCCCCAACCCCCTCACTAGTCGGCGTGGCTACTGCTTTGAAGTTCATGCTTGAGAGGAGCTCCTTTTATATCGCCGGATTAATGTTTCCAAATCTCGCGGGTAAAACTGAGCTTCCTCATAAGAACGGGTACGTCGAAGTCTTTCCCCCAGAAGTCATATCAGCTGACCCCTATAGTTTCATGACTACTGCAAACGCCTCCTACATAGACCACTATGCAACCTTTTCCAAGACTCTGTGCTCCCATGTAGGTCACATAGAAATGGGTACTGTGTAGTCCGGCCATCAATATCGGCACCCCTCACTCATTTACCCTGACCCTGAAATCTTTCATACTCCAGGCTGGATAAGTTTCTTTCTGGACGTCCACCCTAATGCTTACGAGGCCCTTCTGTCTCTACGCCCGGCCCCGGTTGTTTACAACCCCATGGGCGTCAACCTGTAAGCTTAATGGCTCCATCGAGTTAACGACAAAGTCGCCACTTATCAGACTGGCAAAGCTCTGACGGCCGTCCTAGATCAGGTATAACCTATTTGGCCAGACGATAAGGTCCGCGCAGCAATCCAGTTGGGGTTGAGTCAGACGCTTCGCGCTACTTGTCAAGTGGTGAGGGATAGAGGTGACTCCCTGTGGAAATCCAATATTAAGCCGACTATTCGCGAATTTAGTCATGTCCAAGCAAATTTATTGGCTTCTTGCGTCCTGAAACACGACTATGTTGTCAAGGTCAAGTAGACTCTCCCCGACACCTTCAACTTCAAGCGCCCCATGACTTACACGAAATCAGGCAGGAATTTGCTCAACTGGTACAACAACAGGCCTGACGAAATTATTACTGAGATCAAGACTTAGTTCCACAGTGATGATGCCATGACCTTGTACTAGAAGCTCGTTGAGGATGAAAAGTGGCAGCTGTTCAAACCGGCAACATGGTTCAAGCCCACTGTTAAGAAAGTACAACTCCTACGATAGAGAAACGAAACTATTAGGCAATTTTAGAACATAGCCGGCCTCTCCAATCTTCAAGAGAGGACACAAGTCTATTCCACCAAGGTACTAGAAGCCATCACGGAGAGACCACTAGATCCCCAGTTCCCTCTCATACCCGCTCCCCCACCGCCTCCCAAAGTAAGACTTCCTTTACCTCCCGTCTAGGAAGCCGGATTATAAGTATCTTACCTCAAAATAAAGGAAGTGATCGACTACGGTGTCCCTTCTCCTGCGCTCACTTCCACGCTAGGACTCGATCATCTATACAACA